GATTGAGCATTACAAGAAGTAGGGGGGAGTGAACTCACGGGGATACCCCCCCCCGCCAAAAATTTGAGAGAGCCGACCTCCCTAGGAGCGGGCTGCCCTCTTCCGTACGCAAAATGCGTTTAATTAAAATTTTGAAAAAAAGTAAATTTCAGAAAGGAGAGATATCATGGCAAGGAAAACAGAGCCAATGTCGTTGAAAGTGTTGAACGGTAACACACAGCGACTTTCGAAGAAAAAAATTGAAGCTAGAATACAGCAAGAAAAAGAAATGAAACTGCCTAACGACAAACTTAAACCCCCTAAATGGTTAGGGGATATAGCAAAAAAAGAATTTAGATACGTTGTGTCACAAGCTGACTCAATAGACTTGCTAAACAACCTTGACTTACACGTCTTGTCTATCTACTGTGATACTTATGAGAAGTATGTTAAATGCAGTGAGATAATTCAACGTGACGGATTAATGACGGATCAAGGATATAACAAAGAGTCAGAACGTGAACTTAGAAAACATGGAAAAGTAATTGAAGCTGAACGCACTAAAGATTATGGTTACGGACAGCACCCATTGTTAATTAGACAAAAGGACTTATTTAACACACTACGCTCTCTACAATCAGAGCTAGGGCTAACACCAGTAGCAAGGGCGAAAATTGCTATGGATAAAGCTTATAAAGAGACACCAGTTGATCCAGTTAAAGAAAGATTCGGTAATTTATAATGCTAAAAGACGCTATGAAAAATTGGGCTGCTCAAGCAGTTAACAGCGAAAGAATAGCTTGTGAAAAGGAGAAATGGGCGTGTCTAAGATTTTTAAATGATTTAGAAAAAGAAGGATCGGAAGAATTTCCGTTTATTTTTGATGATGACAAGGCTATGAGATTCTTAGAGTGGATGTCGCTTTTTAAACATACTAAAGGTAAGTTAGCAGGAGAAAATATTGATCCTGCACCTATTCAGATATTTAACTGGTCAAATATTTACGGCTGGATTCATAAAGATACAGGAGTTAGACGTTTCAGAAAATTCTACTATCAAGTAGGAAGAAAAAACGCTAAGTCTCAAGATGTAGCGTGTTGTTTATCCTATGAAATATCAGCATTTGGTGAGTCGTCTTCTGAAGCATATATAGGAGCGACAAAGCGAGACCAAGCAAATATTGTGTTTAAGGAGATTAAAGCACAGATTCAAGGTAGTCAAATTAAGAATAGGTTTAAAATCACACGTAGCTTAATTGAACACGAGAAAAGCAACAGTTATATTATGGCTCTCTCTCGTGATTCTGGGAAAACAGCTGACGGGTTTAACCCACAAGTTGGAGCAATGGACGAGTACCATGCACACCCAACTGACGAAATACTAGACGTTATTGAGTCTGGTCAAGGTGCGAGAAGTCAACCGTTGATAGTCATAATAACAACAGCAGGATTTAACCTAAATAACCCGTGTTACTCAACTGAATATGATTATGTTAGTAAATTATTAGATCCTAACAACCCTGTAGAAAATAACGGGTATTATGCTATGGTTTGTGAACTTGATAAAGATGACGATATAAAGGACGAGACGAATTGGATAAAAGCTAACCCAATATTAGCGAGCTATCCAGAGGGACTGAAATTCTTACGTGAACGTCTTAACGAGGCGTTAGACAAACCCGAAACAATGTCTAAGTTTATGACTAAAAACATGAATATCTGGGTTAACGCTCCAGAAAATAAATATATGGATATGGAAAAATGGAAACTCTGTGAAGTATCAGACGACGAGCTAGTCGGTAAACCGTGTTTTGTAGGTGTCGATTTATCAAAACGACTTGACTTAACAGCTGTAACATCTGTGTTTGTGTTAGGTGATGACCGTTACGCTATTCGAAGTAAGGGATTTATGCCGGAAGATATGCTATTTCAACGAATGAATACCGATAGAGTTAACTATTCTCAATGGATTGATGAAGGGTGGATTGTTAAGACACCAGGTGAGGTAATCGATTATGACTTCGTAATTGATTATATTGAGGAGCTAAGAAACAAATATAGCGTTCAAGAAGTGTGTTATGATCCTTACAACGCTACACAATGGTCGCAAACAATGGAAAAGCTAGGTTATTTAATGGTCGAAGTACGACAAGGTGTATTAACACTTAATGAACCTACAAAACATTTTAGAGAGTGTGTATATGAGGGGAAAATTCATCATGACGGAAATAAAGCGTTGACTTGGTGTATGGGAAATGCCGTTACTAAGTCAGACGCACAGGATAATATTATGTTAGATAAGAAAAAATCAAGCGACCGTATCGACATGGCGGCTGCTGGTATTTTTGCTTTTACTCGTGCCATGTATAGTGACAATATCACTTACGACCTCAATGACATGATTGACAAAGGAGAATTTAGTTTCTAATGAGAAAATTAATACAATTTACAGTATTTTTACTGTTTATATCGAGCTTGCTATCGTTAGTATATGCAGGCTTTTTATTTTGCAAAACTATCGGATTTATCGTATTAGGTATTAGCTTAATGATATGTAGTTTTGTTTTAGAAAGACAACTTTAGCTATGAAAGGAGGTGAGGAAAGAGAATGATATTCAGAAACAAGACACCGACAGGTGGTAATGATTTGAGCGACTTAAGAAACCCGTCAGACTGGTTTTTAAATATATTTAATGGTAGTCGAAATAACATAAACGAAGAGAGTGCGATTAACACTTCTGAGGTTTATAGTTCAGTAAAAGTTTTATCAGATGACTTGGCAAAATATCCGTTGAACTTATTACAAGATGTAAACGGAACTGTAGAAAAAGCAAAGAAACACACAGCTTACAAACTTTTAAAAGACCAACCAAACAGAAATATGACGAGCTTCGAGTGGAAACATTTAGTAATGACACAGTTGAACTTGTGGGGGAACAGCTACCATTATTTAGAAATTGACAAGAAAGGTCAAGTCACAGAAATAGTGCCGTTAGATCCCCGATTTACAAAAGTGTTATATCACGAAGACACGAACACAGTTACTTATGAGACGGTTTATAAAGGTAAACCGAGAACATTAAATGCTGAAGAGTTACTACATTTTAAAAACTTATCTATTAACGGACTAATCGGTCGTTCACCTGTACAAGTCTTACGTGAGAGCATACAAGGAAACCAAAAAGGACGAGAAATGGCTTCGAACTTATTCAAGCGTGAAGGTATTCCGTTAGCAATATTAAAGTCTACACGTACGCCGTTGACTACTGAAAATAAAGAAACCGTTGCTGAGTCGTGGAAAAAACATCTTGAAAATAACAATGTAGCAATATTAAACCCCGACATTGATTATCAAAGCGTGGGAATACCACAGTCAGACGCACAATTCATAGAGACTATGAAATATAACAAGGCGGAAATTGCTAGTATTTTTAAAGTACCCCCGTACAAATACGGAGACTACAGCGGACTGACTCACTCTAACGCACTAACTCAGTCAATGGATTATGTGAAAAACGTAATGTTGCCATATGTAACAAATATTGAGTCGGAACTAAACTCTAAGATTTTAACGGATCTTGATAAAAAACGAGGCTTTTATTTCAAATTTAATATGGAAGCTGAGCTAAGAGCTGACCAAAAATCACGAGCCGAGTTCTATGAGAAAATGCAACACGTAGGAGTTTACACAATCAATGACATACTTCGTTCGGAGGATATGTCAACAATAGACACAGAGTATGGCGACATGCGATTCATGTCATTAAACTATGCTCCAGTCGACACAATCAAAGAATACCAACTGTGGAAGGCAGGTGTTAAAACAAGTGCAGAAGTGGAAGATTAAAGCTTTAAATGACGATAGAGTCGAGATATTCATTTACTCAGATATCGGATACGACATTTGGGAAGATAAGTCAACAGCTCAACTCTTTGCTGAAGAGTTAAAAAGCATAGGAGATGTGAAAAACATTGACCTACACATTAACTCTAACGGTGGAGATGTATTTGACGGTCAAGCGATTCACACTCTATTAAAAAACCATAAAGGATATGTGACAGCATATATTGACGGTTTAGCAGCCTCTATTGCAACAGTAATAGCAATGGCGGCTGACAAGGTAATTATGCCAAAAAATGCAATGATGATGATTCATAATGCATGGACTGGACTTTACGGAAATGCTGGTGACTTACGAAAAATGGCTGATGATTTAGACCATATCAATGACACAATCGTTAATACTTACTTATCTAAAGCGAAAGATAAGACAGACGAAAAAACAATTAGAGATTTAATGGATAAAGAGTCTTGGTTAAACGCTGAAGAGTGTTTCAACTTAGGACTGTGCGACGAAATCTCAGAGCCAGTAAAAATGGCAGCGTGTCTAACAAAAGAAGAGGCACACAAATTTAAAAACGCTCCTAAAGAATTGATAAAAGAAAATTACGAATATCAATCAGAACGAGCAAAACAATATTTAGAATTTTTGGAGGTAATCTAGATGAATACAAATAAAAAATTAAGAGAATTAATGCAATTAAAGGCTGAAAAAGTTACAGCTGCTGAAAATGCAATCAACAACAAAGAAATGGAAGTAGCAAACGAATTAATGGAAGAAATTAAAGGATATACTAAAGAGATTGAAACAATTCAAAACTTAATCTCATATAAAAATGATGATAAAGTAGTTGACTTAGCTGAAGAGAAAAAAGAAGAAACAGGACTTGTAGCAGTTCAAAATTATATCAAATCTGGAATTGTTAACGCAGCAGGACCGTTAAAAGAGTCTGAAGGAGAAAACGGTGGTTACTTAGTGCCAGAAGATGTGAAAACAGCAATTAACGAATACAGACGTTCATTCGTGTCTTTAAAAGACCACGTAGACGTACGCTCTGTTGTAGTGCCTTCTGGAAGTGAAGTTTACGAAAAAACAAGTCAATTAACTGGAC